ACTTTAATTTTATTTCATTTGCTTTGTCTTGATTTCTTTTCCAAAAAGCATGAACAGCTTGTTTAGTAACACCAAGTTCTTCACCAATTTCTCTAAAAGTTTTATCATGCAAAACATAATCTCTTGTAACTTTTTCAATATCCATATCCTAAAGGTATACGAAAATAAAAAAAAAGCAAAAAAAACTTTCGTGTTAAAAGGTGCATAAACACTAGACATTTATGTCTATAGGTAAATAATTTAATAAATAGTGTTGACATTGTTATAGGAAACAGTTAATTTTATATCATGCTAAACAAACAAACAAAAACAAAGTTAGCAAGGAGAAACAAGATGGAAACAATAGAAGTAAAACACACAGCATTTAGAGGAACAGGAGAAACAGTTGCTCTCGTAGAGGTAGATGAAAATTTATCACTACCAGAAAAATTACAATATGCTTTTCGCTGGACTAACAGCATCGAAGGAAGCTGGAGTGTAAAAGTAAAAAGTATCAAGCATGAAGGTAAAGATTATCCAAATGGAGATTACAATGAAAATGTTACTGTAGTAACTCCACTTTACAAAGATGAAGATGGTCAAGAGTACGGACACAGGTCAACTTCAGTAGGCGACCAATTGGTTATCAATGACCAAGTTTATGTGGTTGCAAGTTTTGGATTTGAAAATTTAAAAGGAGAGAGGGTACAATAAGTACCCCTCTGAGGAGAAACAAAATGAATATACCACTAAGAAAATTAAAGAAGGAACAACTAAAAGATTTAACAAAACAAGATTTATTAGATTTAACTTCTTACCTTAAAGAGGATTTATCTAAAGTAACTAAAAATGATTACAAAGATTATGATGAATATGAAAGGTATGAGAACAAGCAAATAAAGATACAAACAAATTTAGATTTAGTTTGGGATTTATATGCTAGAAAGTTAGTAGAGGAGAAACAGTCAGTTTGACAAAAATATTGTAATATAGTAAAGTAAGAACAAAGGAGAAACATTATGGGAAACACAAAAAATATTATGAGTCTTAGAGAACTAAAAAGGTGGTTGAGACATGAAAAAGATTTGTTTATGTTTTCACAAAGTCCAATTGCTCATCAAATTAAAAAGCAAAAAATTAATCTAATCAAAAAAGAAATACAGATTAGAAGTAAGCAAATATGCACACCAACTTGTGAAGGTTGGTATGAACATGACCATTTAAACAAAGAGGTGATGAGAGAATTTATAAAACATTGGACTTATAAAATAAACAAAGGAGAAACATTATGAATACAAAAGAAAATTCCACGTGGAAAAATAATTTTACAGAAGAATTTGCATTAGAAGAAATTCTAGGACTAAAGGAACTTTGTACGGCAGAAGCTCATACTTGGACATACCAAGATAGAATAGGGCTAAAGATTTATGCAGTACATTCTCAAAACATAGAGGATGTCATGAGAGAGGATTCTGAAACTGGACAAGGTGCAATTCAGTTTAAAAGATGTTCTTGGAAAGTTGCAAATGCTGCTGCCAAGCTTTTAGGGGTCAAGCACATAATCCACATCAAGCATCATTACAGGAGTGTAAAGTAATATGAAATATTTACATCATTTAATTTGGGATTATAGAGAATCTTCAGACCAAACAAAACAATTTATTAAAACAAGATTATCCAAACAACCTATTGAAACTTCACATTGCAATTTCTGTTATGGAGATGGTATAGTAGAGTTTCAGTTTGGAGAAGATGACATAGACAGAGATATCTGCGAACTTTGCGACAACTATGAAGCAAGGTCAGCAATTAGGATTGCCGATAGAATCCAAAATATCTTTATGTATCTAAAACTAAAATCTAAAAAGGGGGTGAGATAGATGTTCCAATTATCAAGTCTACGAAATAAGAATGTTGATGGATGGCGAAAGCCACTCAATCGTGGAAGTGGATTTTTTAAAACATCTCATGATATCAATAAAGATGAGATGAAAAAGAAACACGAAAATGCCACAAAAAGAAGAAAGCAAAATCAAAAAACAAAGGAGAAGTAAAATGTTTAACAAGAAGAAAATAGAAGAACTAGAAGATGACATCAAGCACTTGCATGAAGTTTGCATAACATTAACTAAAATGGTTGATAACTTGCAAGGTTGTTTAAAAGACCAGTTAGATATAAATAGATTGGTCAGAGAAAGATTAAAAACATTAGAGGGGGAAGAAGATGGCAGAGAAACAATATCACAACTTCATCAGTAAGATTACCAAGACAAGTCCTTACGGATTTCAGTTAGCAGAAACTGGAGAAGATGTTTGGATTAACTACGGAAAATTTTATGAGGGCAATAAAGAATTTGAAGCAGGTCAAGAAATATCAGTTTCTTGTACTGAATTAAATGGTAAGTATTATGTGAACAAGATTGATGGCTCAACTGGTAAAGCATCCTCAGAGGCAATACAAGACCTTGTAAACGATGCAAACCAGCTAGAGGTACAAAGAGATGCAAGGCAAGTTGCAATTGTAAGACAGAGCTCTTTAAAGGCAGCAGTCGACTATGCAACAGCAGATGCTCAAG